CCGCGGTTGAAATCTAGAAGTCGATACGTCGACTATGACGACGACCGATACCACAACAACTCTTATGAGAATGTGAGCATAGCATCCGTTCCGAACCGACGTAGACGCCGAGCGCCCGCGGGGAAGAATAAAGTGGAGAATGATGAGAGTTCCCTGTTGTCAATAGTGACCGGGTTGAAGCCCATCCACGGACCCACAGCACCCAAAGTGCAGCCTGAAGCTCTTCAGGTAATCCAGGACTTTAATGATGAGATTAAAGCTCTGGGCTATGAGGTAGGTCAATTTGAGTTTCCTCAAATGACCCCTGAGATCGAACGAATGTCTTTGCAGAAGCATTTACAACTTTTTGTTGAGCGTGTTAAAAGCGCTACGCGACTGCCGACTGTGAGGGAACTAGAGCGCTGTGCGTTGATTGTGGCTGAAATGCTGCAGAATGCAACATATGTTCCTGATGCTGACTATCGCCAGAAATCAGGTATCCTCGACGTGATCCATTCCTCTATCATTGACCCAAAGAAAGCTTCCGGGTTCCCCTACTGCGAAGTAGGCCAACCGACGAATAAGCAAGTACTAGCGGCGTATGGTGAGGAGGGATTTGCGCAGCATGTCATGAACCAGTGGGACATCTTGGACTTCCAGGTGAAGAATTTCATTAAGGGAGATCCGACGAAGAAGTCTAAGCTGGAGAAAGGCATGCCGCGTGTCGTCGAGGGAATGCCCACGGATATTACTGTCAAGCACGCATCCGTTTTTCGACAATTAGCCGTAACATTGGTAAAGAACTGGAAGAAAACACCCATTAAGTATGCTTTCTCCCCGGCGAATCCAGGACACATAGAACATTTGCATAGTGTCCTACCGGGTAAGGTATGGGAAAGTGATAAGTCCAATTGGGACTACAACATGCTTGGGTGGATCGCCAGTGTCTGCTGCATGGTTATCAAGTTGTTGGTTGTTCGCAACCCAGCTTGGACAGAAGATGAATACCAGCTCTATCTGTCAGACGTAGATAACTGCTTTAAGCAGATGTTTGAACACGCGACGTACCGCACATCCGACGGTACCCTCTTCAAGGTACTTATTTCAGGTATCATGAAGAGTGGCTGGTTTCTAACGATCGTTGTCAACTCGATAGCTCAACTCGCAATCCATGTTATGGTTTGCATGAGGTTAGGCATGAGCAATGAGGAAATTCTTGCTCTCGGGATCTTCTGTGGAGGAGACGATGTGAATCAAGAACCGGTGCCTGCGGGCAAACAAGAATACACAACCAAAG